GGCGCTCAGACAGGGTAACCTAGCTGAGTCCATAAGTACGCTGTGGCACGGCCAGAAACCTGTGTTCCGAAGAGGGAAGCATCCGCGACCGGAAAACTCAATAGCTGATAATTGGCTAATGATGCAGTACGGTTGGAAGCCTCTTCTCGAGGATATACACGGGGTAATGGAGTCGTTGAAGAGGTATAACCTCGCCGACGAGACTGTTTACACCATCAGGTCTTCTGCAACTAATGAGAGACATACGCATGAGCCGGGATTCCTCAATGTGGCGGGACCTCGTACTTACACTGGAGCGAAGGGCGAAATTGCCCAAACTACGGTGCGGTATGGGTTACGTTACAGAGTGGCTAACCGACTTAAAGTATTTCTCCAGCAGACTGGCTTTACAAATCCTGCGTCCCTAGCGTGGGAGGTACTCCCGTGGTCATTTGTCGTAGACTGGGCACTACCCATCGGGCCTTGGATTGACTCTTTTACGAGTTATTCCGGCCTTGAATTTATTGATGGGTGGAAGAGCATAGTTACGGAAGTGATCACAGATTGGAACACGAGTTACTGTGGGAAGCTAAACGTGTCGGACCCGAACGATGTGCAGATGATCTCGTATTATGGGACCCTGCGGAAAAGGAGCGTGACGTATGCTCGGACGAGGCTTACTGCCTTTCCGACATCGCCTGTTCCTGAACCAAAGAATCCTATAACTATGACTCATGCTGCAAACGGTTTGGCCCTTCTCGTCTCGGCCTTTAACAAGCCAATTTCGGCTTCCTTCAAGAAAACTCTAGGGCTTAGTTCTTAACCTGCTAGTAAAGGAGCAATTTAATGCCCGCCATAGGCAGCATTAAAACGTCGAGTATCCTCGGTACACTCACTCGTACTTCGAGTGCCACTGTTGGATTCGACAAAACGTTTAGCCCCGAAGGTATTGATACCAAGGGTGTTTCGCGATGGGTAGATCGATCGGGCGGTATTGCCGTCAATTTCCCCAGCATTTCTTTGTCCTCACGGAGGCCTACCAAGACTTCCAGAATGTACAAGGTTATGCTAAAAGTTGCTATGCCTACACCTGATATCACATCGCCCTCGACGGGTTCCGGTATACAACCGGCTCCGTCCAAAGCGTATGATAACGTGTGTATCATAGAGTTCTTGCTACCAGAAAGAGGTACAACGGCTGAACGGCTTGCTTTGTTCAACCATGTGCACTCGCTGTTTTGTAGCACGATCAACGCGTCAGACGACCTGCCCACAGATGCAACGGGCTCGCCGTTATTGGCCGTTGTGCAGGACCTCGACACCATCTATTAATACCAGGTGGTGCTTTACCCGGGATAAACTCCGGTGATCCTGTCAACTTTATAGGCATAACCTATGTCTTCTAAGAAGCAAGGTGGGAAGTTCCTTAAAGGACTTCAGAAATATAGCGTTGCACCCAAGGAAACAACCTTGGTGATTGAGAAATATCTTCAGGCTCTTGATTGTCCTCGAAGTCTAACCGTCTGGCTCATGTTCATAAACAATGAACATGGTCAGCTGGCGAACCTCGAGTTCGATCCGCTGGATTATACTGCGTCCAGTGTTAAGAGTGCTTACATGGCTACCAAGTTCTTGTCTAAGTTCAAGGGTCTTACCTTGAGCTCGGATTTGGACGAAGCGGCCTGGTTGAAGTTCAGAGAATTCGAACTTCTCTGTAAGCAAACGAATGCTCGCTTTCGCGACTTGTCGCGCGACACCCTTTATCAGGGACGCGCTGTGTCATTGCATAACGCAGTGATGCATAAAATCGACAAGTTGTTGGGCGAGTTTTCACCTGAGGAAATGTTCTCAGAGCCAGACTGGGGCCCTGGCGCCTCTACGTTGATAAAGCGTAGGGACGCTAGTTCCGTCGTCAAATTCCAGAATGAAACTGGAATAACGCGTGACCTCTACTCCTTAATACCACCTGAGATCACAGCAGTAGCATACCCGCTGTGGACTCAGCACCTGGAAAATCTTGTATACGAGGGTAAAACATATCCCACGTACCAGGTAGGTAATAAGGTTATCACCGTTGCGAAGGATGCGAAAACCAATCGAGTTATTGCTATTGAGCCCGGTATCAATCTTTGGTACCAGAAAGCTCTTGGCAATATGATTGGGAAACGCCTCCGAAGCGTGGGTGTCGACTTGCGCTATCAGAGCCGAAATCAGCAACTGGCAAAGCTAGGGTCGCAAGACCTTAGCCTAGCTACTGTTGATCTTAGTTCTGCCAGCGATTCCGTAAGCCGTGGCGTCGTCGAGGCATTACTACCTCGTCGATGGCATAGCGTTATGGATAGTTGTCGCTCCCATTACGGGCAATTCTTAGGCCAAGTTGTGAAGTGGGAGAAGTTTTCCTCTATGGGAAATGGCTTCACCTTTCAGCTTGAATCACTAATCTTCTACGCAGTAGCAAAATCCTGTGTAGAGTATTTAGACCTTCCCGGCCGTAAGACCGTGAGTGTCTATGGTGACGACGTCATTTTACCGACGTCTGCCTT